GCAGGGCTTTGGAAGCTGGCATGAAGTCTGTTCAGTACCAACCCCGCACACAAACCGCAAGGCAAGCGTTGGGTGCCGTTGGCGAGTTCTTGCAGCCGTTGACTGCGGCACTGCCGCCAACACTTGGTAGTGTTGGCACCCCGTTAAACGCTCTGGCTTTTCCTGCCATACAGCAGACCGGCGCTGCCCTGCGGCCAATGGTTGCGCAAATGGCACCACCAGTGCAAAACGCTTTGGCAAGAGTCTTGCCAACGCCACAACAGCCTCAAATGCAGGGCATGGGCGCTGCAACGACAGCGCAAGACCTGTTACGTGCAGAACGTCTTGAACGCGCAAATATCCGTTCCACAGCCGGTGAACGTGAAAAAAGTTTGCAAAAACAGCAGTTTGAGTCTGATGTTGAGCGAGGTGTTATCTCCGGTATTTCTGAAAATGCCAAAACAGAATTGACTGAACAAATGCGCAAGTTTCGCGCTGGTCAAAGAAAAGATATAACGTCAAACTTTGAACGCATGACCGAGGAAGTTGGTGCCATAGCAGATCGTGGTGATCTGCGGTCTACGGGTAGGATTGTTGACAAGGCAATGAACGACATCTACAGCAAAGAGTTTGATGCATACAAAGCCAAATACGCTTTGGCAGACAACTCGGGCGAGACGTTGCAGCAGGTGCCTTACCAAAGTTTGCTTACATACATTGACGCTCAAACACCTACACGCAGAAGCACGTTAGACCCCATTTTAAATTCAGTGGCAGAACAGTTGGCCATGAATGATCCCAGCAATACAGGAACCATTACGATTCGCGCATTAGAGGATATTTACCAGCAAATTGGTAAAGTAAAAAATTCTGCAAGCGCACCAGAATTAAAAGGTTTGATTGATGTAATTGGAGAGGGTGCCGGTGGTGAGTTGTATCAATCTGCTCGGCAGGCCAGAAGAAAATTGGCAAACCAATTTGAGAATGTGTCACGGGTAGACAAGCTGCTAGGCACCAAGGCTGGGTACGCAGACCGTAGGGTTGCGCTTGATGATGTGTATGACCACATCATATTAGACGGTCCGTTAGAAGAGATGAGGACCGTGACCAGTTTGCTTAAAAAAGGTGGTCCTGAAGGCCGTCAAGCATATGCAGAGTTGCAAGGTCAAACCTTGCAAAGAATGAAAGATTTGTTGTTGAATAAGGGTGAAGAAGACAATCCTGTTGTTTTTGCAAAATTTAACAACTTTGTTACGCAGCTCGACCGAGAAGGAAAACTTGGTTACATGTACGGCAAAACTGGCCGTGATCGTATTTTGGATACGCGAGATGCCATCAGAGATGTGTTGGTTAAAGAGCCAGGTGCGGTTAACTTTTCTAACACTGCGGGTGCTGTTTTGCGTGGCTTAGAAACCCTGCAACAATTTAAAGTGCCATTGGCAAAAACAGCCGCTGAAGTTGCGCGTACACGCCAAGTAAAAAAGCAGTTTGAACAATCACTGCAACAGCCAAACCAACTGGCCCCAAAAACTACCAAACAAAACGCCCTTGTACCTTAATACAAATTAGTTAAAATACGGGAACTTTCATGATGGAATCAGCAGAAATGGCCGAGATCGACCCAGTGAAGTACGGAGTCTTGTGGGAGCGCGTCAAGGGTTACGAACGTCGCTTCGATGAGATGAGCACCAAGATCGACAAGATGGAAGGTCATGTCGAGAAACTGGTGGCCCTTGCGAACCAAGGCCGTGGTGGGTTTTGGGCTGGAATGGCTTTTGTGTCATTCATTTCCAGCGGGGTAGGGTTTACCTTAAGCTGGATCAAAGGGCACTGAGATGGTTGACCTTACCAAGGCAATTGGGGCCGTTGCCGCTAGTGTTGCTGCACTAGGCGGCAGTTACACGCTGGCCGACAAGTTTGGCTGGCTTGACAGGGCCATCATTGAATGGTCTCCTGAGAACTTCAAGATCGTGGCGCAGGCCGGTGAGCCAATTAACGTCACCGTGGCGCGGATCAAAAAGCGCGACGATTGCTCTGTTGAAAGTTTTACCCCAAGCATTCGAGATGCTGCGGGCATGGTCCATGCAGCGACTACCACGGCCAGCAAGTTTAGCGGCCCAGCAGGGCCAGAAATTGACACCTTCACGTACCAGCTTACGATGGTGCAAAAAGAAAAGATCGCTGATGGCAGGGCCACTTTGCTGGCGACGATTAAATACAAATGCCCAGAGGGCGAGCGAGTGGTTCAGTATCCCCGCCATCCAAACCTAAGTTTTGACCTAAAGGGGTAAGCATGGACTGGCTCAAACAAATCGCACCAACCATCGCCACGGCGCTTGGTGGTCCACTGGCAGGCATGGCTGTGTCGGTTATTTCCAAGGCCATTGGGGTTGACCCTGACAAAGTTGGTGACATGATCTCCAACAACAAGCTGTCAGCCGAGCAGATCGCCCAGGTCAAGATTGCCGAGATTGAGTTGCAAAAGCAGGCGCAGGAACTGGGCCTGAACTTTGAGAAGCTGGAAGTGGAAGACCGTAAGTCAGCTAGGGACATGCAGGCCACCACTCGCAGCCTGATGCCACCCATCTTGGCTGGCGCAGTCACCATCGGCTTCTTTGGCATCATGGTCATGATGTTTTTCAACCAGATCGACAGCGGCAACCCGGCCATCTTGATGATGCTTGGCAGCTTGGGTACGGCATGGACTGGCATCATTGCCTATTATTTCGGCTCGTCTGCTGGCTCCCAGGCCAAGACTGACATTCTCTCAAGAACAGCAAAATGAATTTAACACCCAACTTCACCCTTGACGAGTTGACGGCATCCGAGTCAGCCGAACGCAACGGCTGGGACAACACGCCCAACGATGCAGAACTTGAGAACCTCACACGACTGGCTGACTTTCTGGAACAGGTCAAAGTGGTGTTGGGCGGCAAGCCCATCATGATCAACTCGGCCTTCCGGTCCAAGAAGGTCAACGACTCGGTGGGCAGCAAGGACACCAGCCAGCACCGCATCGGGTGCGCTGCTGACATCCGTGTGCCCGGTATGACACCCGATGAGGTGGTGCGCAAAGTCATTGCCAGCGGGATTGGCTACGACCAAGTGATCCGCGAGTTCGACCGCTGGACACACATCAGCATCCCCAACAGCGTGGACACCAGCCCCCGCAAGCAGGCGCTGATCATCGACAAGGCTGGAGCGCGTCAGTTTGCTTGATTGAGTTCACAATCGGGCGAGCCTTGCGCAGCCTGATTTCTTCTTCAACGATGAACAGCGCCTGCTCCATCTCCTTGACAGAGCAGTGGTCCAGTTGAGTGTCGTGCAGATCCATCACCAGCTTCACAGCAGTCATCTCTGGCCCTGTGAAGACGAACGACCCCTTCTCAAAGCCGCGCCTGCCCATCGTGTAAACAGCGTCCTGCGCGGCCCTGATCTCGTCGGCCCAGTCGCGGCCAAGATCGTCGCGCACCCTTATCAGCGCCTCGCTCATGTTGACTGCGGCAATGATCACGTCCACATGATCTCTGGTGCCTTGGCCCCTCAAAATGGAGTCCAGCGCCTCGTAATTCTTAAGTTTGAGCGCCACCCCGGCAGTGGGTAGTGTGCCCACCTTCTTCATGCCGGCAATGATCCACGACATGTTGTCGTAGCGCACGCCACGGGGTTTGTACTTGCTTTTCTTTTTCATGTGCGCTCTTGGATGTCGTAGAACCAGTCATCGCCAGCGGACCACTTGCGAGATCCGTCTACGGTGTAGAAGTCCTTGGCCGCTTGGAAGTCGGGGAACTTGACCTCCGCAGGAATCAGGCTCTGGTCGTACCACAGGCATCGGTTGTTGGGCTGCGTGGCAAATTGGCCGTTCTCAAGCCGAATGAAGTTGAACGACTTGTGCTCCTCAGCCTGCTCAGTAAAGCCCGTGTCAGCGTCCATGCCGTCAGCGCAGAAGTCCACGGTGAACAGGTAGCGCCCGTGGTGCCACTGCTTGTCCTTGCCCAAGAACTTGACCCCGAGGTTGCGCAGGCCAATCTTCTCGCACACCGTGAAGCGGTAACCCATGCAGTCCCACAGTTGCAAGGTGTCGATGGGCAGGTCACCATCGTAATCCTCACGCCACACATAAGCGTGTAAAGGCAGTTTGTCGTACAGTGCGCCGTAGTTGGGCAGCAACGACTCGATGCGGAACACTTGGCCTCGCAGCGCCTTGATGCTGACCCAGATGGCAGGCTCCAACTCGCCGTGGCCTTTGGTGTGGTTGTACAAGAACTCGCGGCGCACAAAGCACTTGAGTGGTGGCAGCGATGCAATGATGTAGCTCATTCAGTCTTCCCCTTCAGCATGGCCCATGCCGTTTCGTTGCACTTGGCGCATTGGTAACGGTAGTGGTTGCGGTCTGGCACTGGGGTCAGTATCCAGCGGTGTTTACATTGGTTCATGTCTTCATTCCTTTCAGCATCTCTGCTCTGCAATCGTTCCAGCCTTGGATGTATTGGGGATGCTCACCCTCACGAGTTCCAAACGCATCAGGCACGGCTGGCTGTGCTGCGGGTGGGGTGGTGTAACAAGCATTGTCAGGCGATGGAGTTGGCGGTAAATACGCAATTTGGGGCTTGCCAATATCAGGATAAAACTGTTCCCACGCCACAGGCTCCTGCACAGGTGCTGCAAGGGCTGAATGGATGACGGCCAAATACTCTCTTGCTGGCGTATCCTCAATGTATGCTGGCAAGGCGTTTGCAACCTTCTCCAGCGCCAGCTTCAATGCTTCGTCTTTTGTGTGTGTCATGGCTGGCCTTTCGTGATGCCGTGGGTGGATCGCGCTTTCCAGCCCTCCCATCGGGCGCAAAATGTTTGAGCCTCCCAAGCGTTGTGGGATGTTGGTGCGTAACCGCCTTGGAATTTTGTGCAGTTTGATGGCAGCTTGAAAACCGATTCAAATTCGGCTTGCTCATCCGTCAGCGGCACAGGTGAGGGCTGTGCAGCCTGTGCTTCTCGCAGGGCGTCTTTTGCATCCTCAAATCCCCCAGCGCCGTATCGTGTTGCAGCTTCCAACGCCTCCAATGCGAGGCGTAGTGCCTCGTCTTTCATGCCTGCTCCTCAGTGGCCTTGTGCAAATAGGCCGTCAGGCGCTTGATCTGCGCCTCGCGGTACTTGCACATGCTGTCGGCGTATTCACGCGCTGTCTGGGCCTCCAGCAGCCTGCGCTTGCTGTCCTCCAGTTCCCGAAGCGCCAGCGATTCAGCGGTCGGTGTGGCGTAGGCGCTTTTCACCCACTCAATGGTTTGACGAATCATTATTTGGCTCCTTGGTGGCGTGTCTCTAGTTCGATCAACAACTCGATGTAGTGCTTGGCCTTCTCCAGATCAGCCATGCCGTTCTTTTTGCGCCAGCGGCTGATGTACTTGACCACGTTGCCCTCAAAGTAACCCAGTGCATTGGCGTGTATGTACTCAACTGGCTGGATCGGCAGATCCTTGTAATGGTTGCCAGCGACTTGCTTGTCCAACGCATTAAATGCTTCGTCTTCTTCCATCGTGATGGGTAAATCATTCATGTGTTTGCTCCTATGTTTGGTTGACACGCATACAGTCTAGCATATTGCTAGAACGGGATGTTATCCCATGCCCAGTGCTCACAGTCCACGGTGCCGTGCAACCACTCAGCCGGTGGCCTGGCATCAAACTTTTGGCATACGTTGCCAGATTGCAAATGCTCACAGCGCAGGCAAGTGACTTGGATGGACTCAATGTCCTTCAGTTGCTTCTTCAAATGCGTTTTGATAGCGTTCAGTTCGATTAAATTCATATTCTTTGACCTCTGTAAATTTTCCGTTCTTGCGGGTGGAAATGCGGGTGGGTGTTTTCAGTGTGTAGCCGGTGTCAAGCAATTCTTCGGTGGTGGTTTGGCATCCATTGCGTTGGTCGCACCAGTTCAGCGCCTTGCTTCTTGCAAAGCCACCATGATCTAAGCACACCCACTCACTGGCGCAGCGCAGCAGGCCATCGTAGTAATCCACTCGCACGCTGTCGGGCTTGCCGGGTTTGCGGTGCAACTTGTACTCAACCCTGGTGACATCGTGCCAAGTGTTGACGGCCTGCTGTTGCGCTGACAACAAGGCAGCGTAGGACAGTTTGGCATCTATCAGCTTGGGCAACTCAAGTTCTTTAATCGTGCCACCACAGGCAGCGCACACCAGTGCTGCCGGTGCGTTGCGCTCACCGCACTCTGGGCAGATGCAAAACGGTGCAGACTGGTCACCAGTTCTCTTGCCACGGCTTTTGCCCTTGATAATGTCAACAGGGCCAAGGCGCTCAACGGTGTCGGTGAAGTCCAGCACCAAGCAGTCATCCTTGCCATCCGAAATGCGTGTGCCTCGGCCCATGCCCTGCACATACAGCACTGGCGACTTGGTGGGCCGGCACCAGATGATGCAGTCAACGTCCGGCACATCAAAGCCAGTGGACAGCGCCAGCACAGTCACCAAGCAATGGACCTGATGCGCCTTAAAGTCACGGATCAAGTCTTCACGCTCTTGTGCCGGTGTCTCGCCACAAACCACGGCGCTGACAATGCCTCGCTCATTCAGCTTGTCTGACAGGCTTTCAGCGTTGGCAACACTTGGTGTAAAGGCAATCCATTTGCGTCGATGCTGGGCAAACACCACGGCTTCTTGCGCCACTTGCAGCAAGTAGGTATCCACCACCTCGGACAGTTCGCCAATCTTGTAGTCACCATTGGAGATGCCAACATTGCTCACATCAATCTTGGTAGTCATCGGCACAGCCGGCGGCACCAGTGGCGACAGAAACTTCTGGTCCAGCAACTCACGCATGGTGACGTTGGACGCAATGCCAGTAAACAGCGGCTCATCGCCATCGGTCAGCCACACCTGGTTACCTCTAAACGGTGTGGCCGTCATGCCCACCGTGCGGAACTGGCAGATCTCGCCCAGCTTGGACAGGAACGTGCGGTACATGCCAGCGTCAGACGCCTTGGTGCTGACAAGGTGGGCCTCGTCAATGATCACCACCTTGATGTCACCCAGCAGGTGTGCTGATTTGTGGATGCTGCCAATGGTGGCAACAATCACGTCAGCGTGGTGCTGCTTCTTGCCCAGGCTGGCGCTGACAAAGCCCACATGGATGTTGTCCGGCAGCAGCGCCTGCAACTTGGCTGCGTTCTGCTCGGCCAGTTCCTTGCTGGGCACCAGCACCACCGTGCGTGGCCGGTACTCAGGCCACTGGTCCCACATCTGACGCACGATCTCGGCGCAGATCACCGACTTGCCAGAGCCAGTGGGCAGCACCAGCAAGGGGATCTCTTCATGGCTCTGGTGCTTGGTCCACCAATCAAACAGGTCGCTGATCGTGCGGTTTTGATATTCACGAAGCTGCATTTTGGCGCTCCTTAATCATCTGATCGGCCAACTTCAAGGCTTGTTTAACTGCGGTCAAACGATCACCGTTGGCAAGCAAACCAGTCAATGCAGCAGCGGCGAAATAGTCACGCAAGGTGATGTCTTGGATGGGTGGGGGTGTCATACAAATCGTCCTCCGTGTTGAAGTCTGAGATCCAAGGCAAACTCATCAACCAAAACCGTCTTGTCATTGCAAGCGTGGATCTCAGCACTGCTGATGTGCGTTGCATGGTTGGCTGGCGTGCCGTTGACAAACCTTTTGCCATCCATCTCATACACCACACCACCAGGCACTAGGTCAACTGGCGTGGCGCTTTTGGACAGCAAGATTGGAATGTATCGGTGCAAGTCACAGCCGGTGCGCTGAGTGGCAACGGGTATGTCGGCTCGGTGCTCAGTGCAAGACCAGCGTGCGTCACCATCCATCTCTGGCGTGGCATGGGCGCATGACCGGCAAGTGGGCGCTGGCACATCAGTGCCGTGGCAGATGCTGTGGTAATCGCAGAACTTGCACTCGTACCATGACGGGTCTTGACTGATCCCCACCGGCGGCTCGGTGGCCGTGATCACCGCCACGGCTTTTTCAATGATGGCTTTGGCTTCGTCCTTGTCGTACTCAAGGCGCTCAGTGTAAATGTCGTCGTTGTCCTTGTTGACCACAATGTAGATGGCACGGGTGCAGCCGTTCTCGCCGTAGAGGTCGATGCTCCACTTCATGTACATTTGCATCTGCGCGTAGTGTTCGGGCTTGGCCTTCTTGACTCCAGACTTTTGCATGTCTGCAAACATCTTGGCAGATGCGGTCTTGATCTCCAGCACATGCGGCGACTTCGGTGCCTGCGGCAAGCCAGTCACGATACCGTCAGCATTGCCCTTAAAGTGGTTGCCACTGGTTGGCTCTGTAAACGACCACTGCTTGCCGGTCGATGGGTCCATGTCATACACCGTGCAGCCAATCGCAGCCAGGTCAGCGTAGATGCGCGGCTCTTGCAGGTGACCCGTCTGAAACACTCGATACAAGCGGCCAGAAAACTCGGCAGGCTTAGACCACCGAAAACTGTACCAGTGCTGGCGCAAGCAGGGCTTACCAATGGCACTGGCACCAAGATAGGGGCGCTGTGACTCAACGCCATACTTTGCCTTGTAACTGGCAAAGATGGCATCGGCCACAGGGTCCACAACAGATTGTGGAAGTGCGGCCATGATTTACTTCTTGGCCCAGGCTGGTGCGCTCGGCTTGGCTTGTGCTTCTTCGGCCTGCGCCACAAAGGCTGGTGCAGCCGGACGAATACCGCCCGCGGCTTCGTAGCCCTTGATGTTGTTGCTGGCCTGATACTCACCCTTGGCCTCACGCACCACCACCTTGATGCTGACCGGCTTCATGTGCAGGGCAGCAGTGTCTTGCAGCTTGATCACGTTCACAGCGTGGCACAACGCAGACAGTTGCGACTGGGCAATGCGTTGCGTGTCTTCGTTGCTGTGCTGGATGTTCAAGTTGTCCCACACCTTGCGGCCCTTGTACTGGCCGTCAATGATCTCAAACGTCAGCTTCAAGCCAGTGCCGTTGCCCGAGCGCAGGGGCGCAACGTCAGACTCTGTGATGTGTGCCAGATAAGTGCCAGCAGGGATTGGGCCGTTGGATGCCTGGGGTGCCACTTGCGAGGCGTCAAAATTAAAATGTGCCATTGTTTTCTTTCAAAGTTAAGGTTACGAACTGAGTGATCAAGACTGCGCTGTGGTCAGTGCGTCTTGGAATGCCGCCCAGTCAAGCGGCATATTTGTGAGGCCAAAGCGGTTGCCACCACAATGGGCTGGGTGAGGTTCAACGTGCAAGATGCGCTCACCAGTGGTGGTGGCCTTGGTTTCTTTGTTGCCAAAGCCAGCGTCTGTCTTACTGGTAAAAATGCGATACCCTGCGTAGCCAACAACGTCAGCCCATTCTTGGACCAAGCCAGCAGCACGGTCATGCAGCTTCAAAACATGGCTGTCATAGCCCTCTGTCAACGGGTCTTCAACTCTCTTGATCTTGTCGTGCGCAATCAAGATGATGCCCATGCCCTTGCTGGAGCGCAGCACCTCAAGACCAGACAACAAGTTGCGCCACTCTTCGGCTGCGGCGATGTAGCCCTTGCCAAATCCTGGCTGCTCAATGTTCTTCCAGTTGTTGGCCTTGCACACATGTTCTTGCACCAATGGCTCAAGCCAATCGAGCGAGTCAATAAACAGAGTCTGAAACTCATGGTCTTGGTTGATCAGAGTATCAATGGCCGTGTAGACCTCGGCCAAGCTGGTCGCCAGTGGGAATGCGTTGGCGTCCACGGCATCAGCGCCGTCCTCGGTCAAGATGCCAATGGCGTTGGGGGCCATAGCGGCAAAGGTGGTCTTGCCGATCTTGCCTTGACCAACGATCACGATTTTGGGGCTGCGCACTCGGCGCGTTTTGGAGATGGATTTCAAATCAAACATATCAGTCCTTGAGTTCAATGGTGGGTTTTGCAGGTTTGCTCGTGATGTACTCAGCGGCTTGTGCGTAGGCTGCCGAATCCAAATCTTTTAAGGCACGCAGGTGCGTCAGGTCTACCTCGGCCTTCCAGCGGAAAGCACTCTGGGCGTTGGGTTTCAGTGTGTCCCAGCCGGCTTGCACCTTGGCCGTGTCAACCGTGCGGTTGATCTTCCAGGTGATCTTGACCTCCTCGTCGGTGTGTGTGCCTTCACCGCCATCTGGCTTGGTGAATTGCTTTTCGATCAGGTCTTCAAGGCGCAGGCGCTCGGCCTTGGCTTTTGTTTCAGCCAGCTTGGCTTGGCGCAGTTGTGCGGTCAGTTCAGAAATCATTTTGGTCTTCCTCGATTTGTTTTAATGCGGCTTGCTCAATTTCCTCAACGATATCCTCTGACAGCAAGTGAGCGATATCCCGACCGTAGTGGTAGGCGCTGTCGAGGGTGATACTTTCAGGGCAACCAGGCTCGTCACGCGAACCAGTGAAGGCTGGATCGTAGTCAAGGTGGCAGATCAAATTGATGTCACCCTCAAAACTCATGGGCATGACCATGACACCTCGGGGTTGTTGGGGAGCCTTGCTGTGCTCCTCAATTACCAGTTCAGCAAAGCGGTGCAACTCGTTGACGGTGAACACAGCAATGGACAACTCGTCGTGTGCGGCTTGGTGGGCCAGCCGGATGATGGTGCTGTCGTCCATCATGATGACCTCCGGCATTGCATGGCACAAGATGGCGCTTGCTTTGATTGACATACGCCAAAGATTTGGCAGCGTGTCAACGGTTTTGGTTTGATCCAGATGGTTTTCATGACGACCACCAAGCTACAAGCAAGACGGCCAAGCCAATGCCAATGGCGAGGGCCAGCACTAAGTCAAGGGCTGCTTGGGCGCGTGCGTGCAGCTTGGCTGCTTTGACTTGTGGGTGGTAGTGATATTTGTGGTGTTTCATGGTTTGCTTTCAATGGTTGGGGGCCGTGGCCCCGTGGGTAATTAGTCAAGGCAAGAAAAACCAAAATTTTCTGGTTGGTGCGCGGGTTGGCTCATTTCCCAATCCCATTTAGCCTGAAGCTGGCGGGCTTTAGCGTGGGCGATGCCAAGCTGCTCGGCAGTGCCATAAACATCACCACCGTAGGTGATGCGGTAATCGTTTTTGCCGGCGTGCCACACAATGTGGTCACCGCAAGAACCTGCAAACTTCCAGCCTTCTGGGTGAGTTGGGATTAAGCGTTTTGTCATTTTGTTTCCTTTGGCCTTGCGGCAAATTGGGGGCCGAAGCCCCTTTTGGTTTAGATGAAGTCGTAAGAAGTTTCGTTTTGACCGCACTTGCCAAAGCTGATTGCGGGCGTGACCTTTTCACAAATTTTAAAAAATACATCCGTTGCAATCTTGCTGTCTTGTGTTTCCAAAAACAAAGTGCCGTTAAAAAAGTATGCGGCAGTGTTGGTGATGGACTTAACAACTTCCAAGACGTTTGTTTCGTTGATCATTTAATTTCCTTTGGCCTTTCGGCGTGATGGTCAGTGAACTATTTCCCTGCCATGTGATGAATTCTAGCAGGTTGATAGAACTCGTCAAGCAGTTTGCTAGAAATATTTCAATTATTTGCATAGGTGCTTTCCCTAATGCGTTGTTGTTCAAGCAGTCTGCTAGACTCAGCCACCTATGAACACACAAATCACACCAGACGAGCGCCGACAACTGGCAGAAAAAGTTGGCATCAATGAACAGTACCTCTACCAGTGCCTGACTGGCCGGCGGGAGATGTCAGCCTCTGAGGCTGTGAGGGTAGAACAAGAGACAGGTGGCCGGTTGGGGCGCAAGATGGTGTGCCAAGGCAGTTGGCAGTCCATCTGGCCTGAACTGGTGGAGGCTCGGGCATGACCTCTTTATCAACCATCTTCCCCAACGGCTTTGCGGCAGCTACAGAAAGCCAAGACCTGATCAACCCTGAAGCTGCTTTCAGGACTCACTGTGAGGCATCTGGCTTGCTGATCAAAGACCTCATCGCTGACGGTGAGATCCACCGGGTGCCTCATGTTTCAAGTAAGAAGGGATCACTTGACGGGTGGTACATCTTGCACACCAGTGGCAAGGTGCCGGTGGGCATTGCCGGCTGCTGGAAAGAGCCAACCTTTGAAGCCAAGTGGGTAGCTGACATTGGCCGGTCCATGTCGTTCACCGAGAGGTTTGAACATGACAAGTGGGTGGCTGACCTGAAAGCCAAAAAAGAAGCTGAGAGACTGGCATCTCAGGCAGTGGCAGCAGAGCGTGCAGAGGATGAGGTCGGCACATATGCTGATGCCAGCGATGATCATCCCTACTTGGTGAGAAAACACATTAGCGCACATGGGATCAAGATTGACCGTGCTGGCCGGCTGGTGGTGCCAGTGATCAACCAGTCTGGTGAGATTCTGTCGTACCAGACCATTGATGCAGAAGGAAACAAGCGGTTCTTGAAGGGTGGCAAGATCGAAGGCGGGTTCTTTGAGTTGCGAGGCAATCGCAAGATCGTGTTCGTGGGTGAGGGCTTTGCCACTTGTGCCAGTATTCATGAGGCTACGGGGTACACCGTCATGGTGGCGTTTGATTGTGGCAACCTGTCCAAGGTAGCCAAGGCAGCCAAAGAGATGTTCCCAGGCTCAAAGATTGTCATTGGCGCTGACAATGACCAGTTCACTGAGGGCAACCCTGGTGTGACCAAGGGCCGAGCAGCGGCAGCGATGGTGTTTGGCGAGATTGTGTACCCATCATTCGGGGATGCTGACATGGTGGACAACAAGCCAACAGACTGGAATGACCTGCACTGCCTGCAAGGACTGGATGCCGTGAAAGAACAAATCGAGCGCGTGGCTGGGCCTGTGCGTGACAAGCTGGCGTTTGAGTTCACCAGAGCAGATGCCTTGACTCTCAGCGAAATCAAGTGGGTGGTGGATGACTACATCGAGGCAGACTCGCTGGCGCAGGTGTTCGGTGATCCAGGTGGGGGAAAGTCTTTTGTCTCCATCGACTTGGCCTGCTGCGTAGCAACCGGCAAGGACTGGCACGGTCACCAAGTGCAGCAGGGTGCGGTGTTCTACATTGCCGGCGAGGGCCACAACGGACTGGCTCGGCGCTTTAAGGGTTGGGAGTTGGGCAATGGGGCCACATTGGACGGGGCACCGTTGTTCAAAAGCCACAGGGCAGCGCAACTGTATGACGCAACAGAGGCTGCTCTAGTGGCTGACTCCATCAAAACCTTGTCGGCAGAGTGTGGGCACATCCCGTCCATGATCGTGATCGATACCTTGGCTCGGAACATGGGCGGGGATGAGAACTCAACCCAAGACATGAACAGCTTTATTCAGCACTTGGACACGTATCTGCGCCAAGATTACAAGTGCTGCGTGCTGGTGGTCCATCACAGTGGGGCGATGGACAAGGACAGAAGCAGGGGCAGCACAGCCCTGAAAGGCGCACTGGATGCGGAGTACAAGTGCCAGTTGGATTCGGGCACTAAAACCATCCAGTTTGAGTCCAAGAAGATGAAGGACGCAGAGATGCCAGCGGCCAAGAATTTCCAGATCACCCAAGTCGATCTGCCCATCCTCGACAAGCACGGCAATGCGGTCAAGGGTGCGTATCTCACCAGCGTGGACATCTCGGGGCTGGTCAGCAGTGTGCAAAAGCGGACCATCTTGCCAGGCAACCAGTTGATTGCACTTAACTGCCTTGTCGCCATCGAGGTCAAGAAGCAGGCTGATGGGCTGGACGGTATGGCCGTGTCAGCGAACTACGATGAGTGGAGGGAATCGGCCAAGAGCCACGGGCTGAATTCCAGAAGATTTAAGGAATCGGTGGAGGGTTTGACCAAAAAGGACATGGTTAATGTGCGCAATGACGTGTACCGAACCGTACCGAAGGCACCAAATTCTGAGGCAATTTAAGCAATGACCATGCCAGAAACAGCCAGAATTGATGTACCGATGTACCGAAACGGCAATTATTTTGAGGGTGAAATGTACCGAACCGTACCGATCTGTACCGATTTCGGTACTCTCGGTACAGTCAGAGTGTACCGAAACCATGTACCGATGTACCGAAACGTACCGAAACGTACCGATGCCCGACTTGCCCGTTGTACCGAAACGTACCGAAGGGGTATATATACCCCCTTCGGTTCGGTACACAAAGTCGGGTCGAATCGTCGGTACACGGATTTTAGGATTTTGAGGAGTCAGGATGATTGAAGTTGAAATGGACATGAAGGTGGTCAGCATGGCGAACATGAGGATGCACTGGGCAGTGAAAGCCAAACTGGTGAAGAGTCAGCGCACAAAGGCGTTTAACGCGCTGGCGAGTGTTGCGGCACCTCCGGCCCCACCTTGCACGATTGTGCTCACCAGGGTGGCTCCAAGGGCTTTGGATGGGGATAATCTGCAATCTGGATTTAAGGCTGTGAGGGATGGGGTGGCTGATTGGCTTGGCATTGATGATGGGAGCCAGTTGGTTGAATGGCAGTACAGGCAGCGACCGGGTACGGTTAAGACTTACAAGGTTGAGATTGAGGTGATAGCATGATGGCGTGTGCAAATGCAGTTGCCGCACTTTTGGGGAAAGCACCGCACCGGTGTGAGTACCCTTATTTTTTAGGAGTCCACAAGTGACTGAAAACTTGGCGTCAGAGATGACAGTGAAAAGAACAGGGCCAGGTCGAAAGCCGGTGTTTCCGATTGAACACCCATGCTGGCAAGAAATCTGCAAACAGATCTCAACTGGCAAAAGCCTGACCACCACACTCAAAGCCGAAGGAATGCCAAGCCTTCAATGCGCAATGGTGATGATTCGGAACAATCCAGAGTTTCGCGCCATGTACGACAAGGCGACCGAAAACAGAGCAGATCGACTGGCTGAAGAGATCATCGAGTTGTCCGATGCAGAGATGCCAGCACACTTGGAAGGACCAATGGCGTCTGCTTGGGTTCAGCAAAAGCGTATGCAGGTGGACGCACGTAAGTGGGTAGCGTCAAAGCTGTATGCCAAACGATACGGCGATCGCATTGACGTTGCCGTAACCGACACACGAATCAGCGTCATGGATGCGCTCAAAGAAGCAAAGCAGCGTGTGCTCAGAGATGAAAGCAACGTAGTGGATGTGGAGAGTAAGGCTGTCGATTCTTAACTTCTGGTGTGGTAATACGTTGGGTTTTGGGCGCATTACGCCAAAAAAGTTTAACAATACGCACACGCGCCCAACCGGCTACGCATCAGGGTTAACCCTGACAAAAACGTACGTCTACTTCCTACAACGTCCATTATGTAAAGTCGATGCCAAGTTATCCACAGAAAAATTAACACCGACTGCCTACATTCCTAGTTATCCACAGGCCAGTGTGGATAACCCGCGCAAAAACCCTGTGGACAACCCGTGGCGGGCCGTCCCGCCGGCGAGGGCGGGGGGGGGAGGGCCGGCGGCGAAGGGTCACGGTGACGGTACCCCCACGAACATTTTTTAATTTTTTGTTTTTTTAAAAATCAATTAACATCGCCCCATGCCGATCTACCAAAACGCTTTAGCCCAGCGTCCAGCCAACAGGCTGGCGTACCAAGACACCATGAGTGCGACCCCGCGTAACCAGGTGCTTGGGTACTTGGCTGATTTGGCGGCTGCGTCTTACTCACCGCAGCGCACGCAGCAGATGCAGGGCATGGCGCAGTTCTTGTCACTGCCAGCGGTTTCACAGACGCTGGACCGGCTGTCCTATGGCGAGCCACTGACCACTGGCAGAGGGATGACCACCCAGATCAGACCAGAGGCTATTGAGGCGGCAATGGCCGTAGCACCACTGGCGCAACCGGTGACGATGGCAACGCTGGCCGCATCGAGGGCAGCGACAAGGGCAGCGATGGCTGGTGGCAGGGCTGGCGAGCGTTATGCTGAACGTGTGCTGCCAGGCATCATGGAGCGCGGTGGGTTGCCGGCTCAACTGGTGATGGATTTGACGCAGGGAACCACGGCCAACATGGCTGAGCGAGTTGGACGGCTCAAAGCAATTGAGGCGTTGTTTCCTGGCAAGACTGAAGCCGCATTAAACCCGGCTGAAAAGTCTGCGCTGACAAAATACAAACAAATTTTGGATACGCCTGCGGTGATGCGCAGAGAGCAGGCCAGATTGTTTGGCACTGGTGACGTTGTGCAGCCATCATTAAATGTGGCGCAAGAGATTGGTGTGCATCCCACGGCGTTGCTGGACAAGTATGCGGTGCCTATTTTGTGGGACACCTCGGCCACTGGCGGTAACGTAACGCAGATTGCTGGCGTTCCGTTGACGCAAGGGTTGAGGGATGCAACGCCATCGTTTGTTCAGCGTCAAGGCGGCAGGCGTTACCCGTACATTGCGGAAAACTTGCAACAAGGCGTTGGTGGTGCATCTAACGAAACAGCGCAGATTTCAAAAATCAACAACTTGAACAAGTTCAGCAATTTGGGCGACACCATTGGTGTGCAAATGAACTTAGCGCCAAGTGGCATTAATTTTTCTCACCATGTGGCCGAGTCTTATGTGGGCGCATTGAATACGCTCAAGCCTTCGCGTGAGGCGCTGACATCGTTTAGGGATGCGGTAAGAAATACTAAGGTGCAAAACCCCGTCACAAAAGAAATCTTGTACCCGTACAGCAAGTTCCCTGGTTTGGACAGTCCCAACATTCGGGAGATCATGGCCCAAGGAACTGACGAATACACCCCAGGCAACATTCGCAAGGCAATTGCCGAGGTTGGCTCAACAGCCGCAATGGAGAAGCAAGGCTTTCCCCGCTGGCAAGACATTTACAACGTGATGAGTGAGCCTGGTGCCGAAACTGGCATGGCGCATACCCTGCTATCGGTCAAGCCAAACACTCAGATGGTGACGCCAAACTTTCAGCACGGCTCTTACAACGCTGGCCTTGAGGCGCAAGTGCTTGGTTCATTGCAGAATGCACAAGGCCAAGTTGTTGGGGTGCCAGATCGGCTAATGTTACCCAAGACATTTGCCAACAAATTGGCCGAAGGCAAGAACATCAATAACATTCGCACATCGTTGCTCAAAAGCCATCATGGCGAAAAACTGGATCAAGAAGCAATTGACAATATTGCTAGATACCTTGGGTATCAGGTTGATTGAGCGATTCAAGATGCTCTTTTTCTTTTGCCAACTCTTCGATCAACTGGTTGACGATTTCCAGCCGCACAGCATCAGGCTGGCCGGAAAAAGCCTCTGGCATTCGCAAGTACGCTGAGTTGTTTGAAAAATTGAATCCGCAGTAGGCAACGACTTTTTTCATATGGCCTCCAAACCTCCATTCTATCAAAACGCTAGATAAATGCAAACCACCATCTACAAGCCCGAAGACGAACAGGAGTTAATGGCAACGCTGTGGACACCGGCGATTGCCGATGACCCCGAAGCCTTTGTGTTGTTTGCTTTTCCCTGGGGCCAAGAGAACACGCCACTGGCGAACTTCAAGGGGCCAAGGAAGTGGCAAAGGGAAGTGCTGCGTGAGATCACTGAGCACATCAAGCGCCAGCAGGGCCGCATAGACTTTGAGACGCTGCGCAATGCTGTGTCTTCTGGCCGTGGTATTGGCAAGTCTGCACTGGTGTCGTGGCTCACCATCTGGATGCTGTCCACCCGCATAGGCTCAACCACCATCATTTCGGCCAACTCAGAGTCTCAGCTTCGTGCGGTGACATGGGCCGAGATCACCAAGTGGTTGGCGATGTCAATCAACAGCCACTGGTTTGAGGTTGCAGCGACCAAGATCACCCCTGCCAACTGGCTCACTGAGCTGGTTGAAAAAGATCTCAAGAAGGGCACGCGCTACTGGGCGGTTGAGGGCCGGTTGTGGTCAGCCGAAAACCCAGATGCCTATGCTGGAGTTCACAACTTTGATGGTGTGATGGTGATTTTCGACGAAGCATCCGGTATTGAGGACAGCATCTGGGCTGTTACGGCTGGATTCTTTACCGAAAACACACCTAATCGCTTGTGGCTGGCTTTTTCCAACCCACGGCGAAACACTGGGTACTTCTACGAGACCTTTCACTCTAAGCGAGACTTCTGGAACACCAAGGTGGTGGATGCCCGGACGGTGGAAGGCACCGACAAGGCTGTGTACCAGAACATCATTGACGAGTATGGCCCTGACTCAAGCCAGGCGCACGTTGAGGTTTACGGGCAGTTTCCTAATGCTGGCGATGACCAGTTCATACCGTCGAACATTGTGGATGAGGCGATGGGCAGGTCCAAGTACAAGGACCAGACAGCGCCGATCATTGTGGGGGTTGACCCTGCACGCTTTGGCGCTGATGCCACGGTGATTGCCATCCGGCAGGGCCGTGACATAGTGCGCATTGACCGCCACCGGGGAGATGACACCATGACGGTGGTGGGACACATCATTGAGGCCATTGAGGAGTTCAAGCCTGCCTTGGTGGTGATTGACGAGGGAGGTCTTGGGGCTGGCATTGTTGACCGGCTGAAAGAGCAGCGGTACAAGATCAAGGGTGTCAACTTTGGCAACAAGAGTGCGAACCCCATCATGTATGGCAACAAACGTGCTGAGATGTGGGGCAAGATGAAGGACTGGCTGAGATCTGCCAGCATTCCAAAGGACAGGTTCTTGAAGACTGATCTGGTTTCGCCTATGATCAAGCCTGATTCAAGGGGTACGATCTTTTTGGAGAGCAAGAAGGACATGAAGGCCCGTGGTTTGGCGTCACCTGATGCTGCTGACGCCATCTGCGTGACTTTTGCGTTCCCTGTGGCTCACAGAGAGTACACTGAGCAACCACTCACTAGGCGCAACGCTCAAAACGGTGTCGCCCTTACTTCATGGATGGGTTCGTGATGGCTACCAAGAAAACTGTTTCTTTGAGCGTCAAAAAGGGCGAGAAGCTGCCGGTGTCCAAGGGCGCGGGCTTGACAGAGAAGGGCCGCGCCAAATACAACGCAGCCACAGGGTCAAACCTGAAGGCGCCAGCACCAAGCCCCAAGACAAAGGCCGACCAAGGCCGTAAAGATTCGTTCTGTGCCCGCATGGAAGGGGTTGTCAAAAACGCCAAAGGTCCAGCAGAACGGGCCAAGGCATCACTCAAACGATGGAAGTGCTAAATCATGGCTACAAAACCCGGACTCTATGCCAACATCAACGCCAAGCGCGAGCGTATCGCTGCTGGCTCTGGCGAGAAGATGCGCAAACCCGGCGCTGCCGGTGCACCTACGGCCAAGGACTTTAAGGAGTCGGCCAAGACTGCAAAACCTGCTAAAAAGGCCAAGTGATGCCACTCGTCAAGTCACCCTCAAAAGAGGCATTTCGCAAGAATGTCAAGGCCGAAGTGTCTGCGGGTAAACCCGTAAAGCAGGCCGTGGCAATTGCGTATTCCGTCAAGCGCGCGGCGTCCAGCAGCGGTACCTCTGCCAAAAAACCAACAATGAAGACCAAAAAATGAGCCTCCAAGCCCTGCAAGACTGCCTGATCGTGCGCCCAGACATGGAAAAACACGAGTTGTTTATCCTCTTGAGGCAGAAACAAACTGGTACGGGTGTGGTAATCTCCGTTGGGCCTAAAGCCAAGGACGTAAAAGTCGGCGACAAGGTGCTATTTGGTGATTCCATCGGACAAGACCTAAAATACGAGGGTGACAACCTTCTGGTCATGAGGGAATCACACACCCTCGGAGTATTTGACGCATGAAAGACACTACCGGAATCGTAGCCGCAGCAAATGTGGCAAAAAACGGACCAAACTCGTCAAAAGGCGGTTCCGAGGAAATTCTGACCGTTGCCCGTTCACGTTTGAACACAGCGATGACTGCGTTTTCCGAAACACGCGAAGACGAACTTGACGATTTGCGGTTCTACGCTGGCTCTCCAGACAACCAGTGGCAGTGGCCCGCTGACGTGCTCCAGACCCGTGGCTCTTTGCAGGGTCAAACGATCAATGCCCGCCCCTGCCTGACCATCAACAAGCTGCCGCAGCACGTTCACCAAGTGACGAACGAGCAGCGCATGAACCGCCCTGGCATTAAGGTGATCCCGGCTGACGACAAAGCCGATGTGGACATGGCAGACGTGTTCAACGGCGTGATCCGCCACATCGAGTACATCTCCGATGCTGACGTGGCCTACGACACCGCCTGCGAGAACCAAGTGTCCTACGGCGAAGGCTACATCCGGGTCTTGACCGAGTATTGCGATGACAAATCGTTCGATCAAGACATCAAGATCGGGCGCATCCGCAACAGTTTCTCGGTTTACATGGACCCCTTGATCCAAGACCCCGCAGGCGCAGACGCCCGCTGGTGCTTCATCACGGAAGACATTCCCAAAGCCGAATACGAGCGTTTGTACCCCGATGCAGCGCCGATCAGCACCCTCATGAGCCTTGGCGTGGGCGATCAGTCCATCGCCCAGTGGATTGGTGAGAACACCATCCGCATCGCCGAGTATTTCTACATCGAGTACGAGAAGCACACGCTCAACCTGTACCCCGGCAACCAGACTGCGTTTAGCGGTACGCCCGAGGACAAGATGTTGCGTGAAATGTTCGGCAAGCCGATCCGCACCCGCGAAGCTGACCGCAAAAAGGTCAAGTGGTGCAAGATCAACGGCTACGACATTCTTGAAGAACGCGAGTGGGCTGGCTCCTACATCCCCGTGGTGCGCGTGGTCGGCAACGAGTTTGAGGTGGACGGCCAGATGTACGTGTCGGGCTTGGTGCGTAACGCCAAGGATGCCCAGCGCATGTACAACTACTGGGTGTCGCAGGAAGCTGAGATGCTGGCGCTGGCTCCCAAAGCCCCGTTCATCGGGTACGGCGGTCAGTTTGAAGGCTACGAGCAGCAGTGGAAGACTGCCAACACAAACAACTGGCCCTATCTGGAGGTCAATCCAGACGTTACAGACGGTCAAGGCGCTGTGTTGCCACTACCCCAGCGGGCACAACCTCCAATGGCCTCCAGCGGCCTGCTGCAAGCCAAGGCGGGTGCTGCCGAGGACATCAAGTCGGCCACCGGTCAGTACAACGCATCGCTGGGGATGACCAGCAACGAGCGTTCTGGTAAAGCCATCCTTGCGCGTCAGCGTGAGGGCGACATCGGCACCTACCACTACGTTGACAACTTGGCCCGTGCGATTCGTCACATTGGTCGTCAACTCGTGGACCTGATTCCCAAGATTTACGACACCGAGCGCATCGCCCGCATCATTGGTGAAGATGGTGAGCCATCGACCGTCAGGATGAACCCAGGGCAGCAAGAGCCGGTCAAGCGGATCGTGGACCAAGAAGGCGTGTTGATCGAGAAGATCTACAACCCCGGCGTTGGCAAGTACGATGTGCGCGTGATTACCGGTCCTGGCTACGCCACCAAGCGTCAAGAGGCTTTGGAGAGCATGGCTCAGTTGCTGCAAGGCAACCCACAGTTGTGGCAAGTTGCTGGCGACCTGTTTGTCAAGAACATGGACTGGCCCGGTGCCCAAGACCTTGCCAAGCGGTTCAAGAAAACCATTGACCCCAAAGTGCTGGCCGATGAAGACGATCCAGCCTTGGCCGCTGCCAATCAGCAGATGCAGGCCATGCAGGCTGAGATGGAAAACATGTTCCAGATGTTGCAAAACGTCAACCAGAGCATGGAAGTCCGTGACTTGGAGATCAAGGAACAGGCCAACCAGATCAAAGCATTCGATGCTGAGACTAAGCGCATTTCCGCTGTCCAGGCTGGCATGAGTGAGCAACAAATCCAAGACATCGCTATGGGTGTTGTCGCTGCTGCAATGGAAAGCAACGACAATATGGTCATGATGAGCCAGCAGCGCGAGATGCCCGAGATGATGCCCGAGATGCAGCCCGAGATGATGCCACCTCAAGGAGAGATGAATGAAATGCGCTGATTTTGTAGGCGAACTGTTCTTGGCCCGTGACGTGGCCCACTCGGTTCACCTGAACACCCGCAGCTTCTCCAAGCACTCGGCGCTGAACACGTTCTACGACGAAGTGATCGACTTGGCCGACAAGTTTGCCG